TGTTGCGGTTACGGTAAACGTGCCATTATATCCAGTGTTTCCAAGTCCTGTGGTGTTCGTTGAACTTAATACATTTTGAACAACAACCTGATCATTAACACTTAATTTGTGTGGAAATTCTGAAGTTATAGTGACAGTGCTACCAGTGCTTGAGATACCTGAAATAACTTTTGGGTTACGATTTGAAATTATAGTTGAGTTTGAGTTTACTATTTCATCTTGAACAGTCTTTGATTCCTGTAACGTATAATTTTTCTCTGGTTTCTTCGCAATGGTCTCTGTAAATTCTTTTGGAATTACATAACGTAAACGATAGATACGATCATCTAAGGCACGAGTTTCAGCAACTCTCTGAACATAAGTTGCAGAGTTGTTTGCTATGATTTCTGTGGAGAATCCTACAAACCCGTTGTAAATTTTATTTGTTGTTGTGGATAATGATCCTAGAATATACCAGTTATTTTTATCAGTATCAAACTGAATTGGATGTCCTACATCACCAGGAACTTTATCTGTAACTCTACTAATTACAGTGAGGACACCACCCAATTTATTATCAATAGTAATTGCAGTTCCACGTAAAGCATCATTAAGAGTATTTGCAAGTTTAATTTTATTTGCTGCACTTCCTAGAATTACAAAATACTTTTTACTAATTTTAATACCATCTGGAGTTCTACCATCATCAGCAAGAACAACAACTGATTCTCCAGTTAAGAAATTATGATTTGCAGTTAGAGTTATCTCTGCACTAGCACCTGTGGTAATTACGTTTCCAGTTGTGTTTCTAGAAACTGTGAATCTTTTCTCAGAGGATGGGCCATCACCAGAGGGAACTGGCATTAAGATTGGAGATGTAAATGTTGTGGGTGCTCCACCTACATTAACATTTAAATATAGAATATCATCTCTCTTTGCACCGATTTTGAAACCATTTGCAACGTTAGTTGGTGGATTAGTTACGTCTTTCTCACCTTGAATATAAAGTCTTGCTGTTTGACCAGT